GTTTTTTGGTGTGCTGGACTTGCGGGTCGGGCATTCAAACAATAGGGGCATACATTAAAAACAGTTTACAATGGCACTAATTTCTTTAGCAGTTTGGGATACGGAGGAAAACGGAAGAACGGAATACACCGCGAAAACATTAGAAACACTTTACTTAACGGTCAACACACGTAAGCATCGCATTATTATTGTGGACAATGGCAGCTGCGAAGCAACCCAAAAGCTACTAAATAAGGCCGCACGTATTGAAGTGATACGCCTGCATGAGAATATCGGAACTGCTAAAGCGGTCAACAAGGCATGGCAGCTACGCAAAGATGGCGAGCATTGCATTAAGATGGATAACGATGTTGTGATACATCAAAGCGATTGGGTGGACAATATGGAGCGTGCAATATCCTTAGACCCTACCATTGGAATTGTGGGCCTTAAACGAAAGGACTGCTGGGAAGAACCAAGCCGCAACGACTTCTACAAGTCTAGCCTAGAGATGTTGCCACACGTACCGGGCGAACCGTGGGTAGTTGTTGAGCGTGTTAATCATGTGATGGGTACGTGTCAAATGTTTAACTCCGCTTTGCTAGACAAGATTGGCTACCTATACCAACCGCGTCTTTATGGTTTTGACGATGCGCTTGCGGCCATCCGTTGCCAAGTAGCAGGGTTCTATTCTTGTTTCCTTCCACATATTGAAATTGACCACATCGACACGGGAGCCACCGCGTACCAGGGATGGAAGGAAAAGCACGCAGGCGAAGATATGGTAGAATTTAACCGACTTAAAAATGGCTACCTTAGTGGAACAATTCCAGTTTATTCAGAAGCGACATGGTAATTACGACAACCTCAAGCCTACCACATTGCAAGCGGTTAATCCGTAGCTTAGTTGCAACGGGGCATAAGTACCATATCATTCAGCATGAGTGGGCAGGCTTCCTAGATAAATTGCACTACACTTACAAATACTTAAAAGCCAATCCAACCGTTACCCATTTTATCTACACCGACGCATGGGACACCGTAGCACTTTTACCGCCTACCAAGCCAATCGAAGGACTACTATTTTCTGCAGAACGTGCCTGCTATCCACATCCCGAAAAGGCGGTTCTATATCCCGAAACAGATAGCGCGTTTAAGTACGTTAATGGTGGAGGGTTTGCAGGAGAATCACAACGCTTTATTGAGTTATACGAATCATGCCCACCAACCGATGAAGTGAATGACCAAGTATGGTTAACGGATAGATACCTTGCCAACACCAACACAATCAAACTAGACACCAACCGCGAACTATTCCAGACCTTAGCCTTTTGCCCACCTACTGACTTTGTGGAGGGTGCAACCTTTTGGCATGGTAACGGACACACACCTTTAGAACCAGCACTAATGACATTACCTATTGCCATTGCAACGCTAACAGCCCTATGGCAGGACACGCCCGAAAGCCACAGGAACATCAACAACTCACTTACAGACCTAACCAACGCCAATCCAAAGCTAAAAGAGTTTAGGGATTACGTGGAGCAAACAGCCTACGGATTTGGCGAGCGTTCCTTTATTGGCTTTTGGCAAGTCTTAGCCAACGCATTACCGCCTACTTTTTCATTCCTAGAGATTGGAGTTTATCGCGGGCAATCTTTAGCAGCCATCAAACTAGCGCAACCCAAAGCCAAAGTAACGGGCATCACTCCACTAGACACTACAGGCGGTTTTCATTCGAGCGATTACTCAAAGGACATAAGCGACTTGCACAAACGCTACAAATTAAAGCAGCCTACTATCGTGCCATATCGAAGCGATGCACCCGAAGCATTAGCAGTTGCAAGTGGGCAAGAGTGGGACGTTATCTATGTAGATGGTGGGCATAGTTACGAGGTAGCCAAACAAGACATTTATACCTACTCATCATTTGTCAAAGTAGGCGGTTACTTAGTAGTTGATGACTGCGCAAACCGTTACAATATGCCCGAAGGTTACTTTAAAGGTATTGAAACAGTGAGCCAAGCAGTAGATGAATTGCTGCCAAATGATTACTTTTGTGAGTTATTTAGCGTCGTTCATATTCGTATCTTTAAGCGCATCAAATGATAGAAACTATTATTACATTAGATATGCGTGCTTTTAGAGCGTTTAATTTTATATTCCATTATAAAATGATGGGAATAGATACAAATCCATCTATTGATGATTTTGTAAACAAATACTATCCCGATGCTTTTGAGTGGTGGTACGACAAGGAAAGTAGGCAGATAAAAATAGTTTAATCAAATGAACGTACTACTGCACTACACAAATGAGGGGCGAGATATTGTAAAGCAATACGCAACGGGCAAGATTTTAGATATTGGCGCAATGGTTAACCCCATGTTTGCCAACGTGGACACGGTAGACATTAACCAGCCTTGCACCTTTCAGGGCAATATAAACAATCCCGATGTTTGGAGTAAGGTTCTAGCGCACGTTAAAAAGAACGGCAAATATGACTTTGCTATTTGTACGCATACGCTCGAAGATATATCCAACCCGTTATTCGTTTGTGAGCAAATGGCAAAGGTTGCTAAAGGCGGTGGGATAGTAGTGCCTAGCAAGTACATTGAAAGCGGTCGACACGCTGGATATTATCGCGGCTTTATTCATCACAGATGGATTTGGAATATTGAGGGCAATAATTTTGTAGGTTATCCAAAACTGAACTTATTTGAGCATTCTAAGTTTGATAAGCTAAATGAGTTTGGAAGTACAAAGACTGAAATAGTATTGATTTGGGAGGGTAGTGTAGACGTTAGCGCGGTTAACGGTGATTTCCTTGGCCCTGACAATGCAAGTGTTGAACGGTATTACGAAAACTTGATAGCAGATGCACCCGACACGAACATTTAAGACACCAGACGAATTATTTGCAGCGTGGGAATCCTACAAGGGTTCACTAATTGCAGAAAGTAAGAAGTGGCCTAAAATTCAATATGTAGGTAAGGACGGAGGACAAGTAATTGACTACCCAAAGCTACCTTTGACACTTGAAGGGTTTAATGTATGGGCATTTAAACAGTACGGTTTGGTTAAGCATTACTTTCTTAATCAAGATGGGTTATACACCGACTTCATTGCCATCTGCGCGCATATACGTGAAGAAATAAGGCACGACCAGATAACGGGTGGGATGTTAGGCGAGTACAATCCAAGCATTACACAGCGTCTAAACGGGCTAACTGAAAAGACACAGACTGAAATAAGCATAGAACAAAGCCCGTTCAAATCATTGCTACTAGATGTTCCAACGGACAACAGCGCAAGTTAAAATAGCTACCCTTCGCAAACGTGTGAGGGTAGTACAAGGCGGAACGAGCAGTTCTAAGACGTTCACCATAATCCCGATGCTGATTAGCTATGCAATCGAGAATAAGAACGTGGAGATTAGCGTAGTATCTGAAAGCATCCCACACTTAAGACGTGGCGCAATACGTGACTTCTTGAAGATAATGGAGGACACGGGAAACTTCAAGATGGCAAACTGGAATAGATCTACCTTAACCTATGCGTTTAATAGTGGTAGCTTTATTGAGTTCTTTAGTGTAGACCAGAGCGACAAACTACGGGGTGCAAGGCGTGACGTTCTATTTGTGAACGAAGCCAACAACATAAGCTGGGAAGCATACCACCAACTAAGCATAAGAACGCGAAAGTTTATCTATATTGACTACAACCCGACTATGCTATTTTGGGCGAATACCGAACTGATAGGTAAGCCCGATACTGACTTTATCGTGCTAACCTACCGGGACAACGAAGCCCTAGAGCCTGCCATTGTCAAAGAGATTGAAGCAGCCCGAACCAAAGGTGAAACGTCTAGCTATTGGGCGAACTGGTGGCGTGTGTACGGGCTTGGTGAAGTAGGTAGCTTGCAAGGCGTGGTGTTCAAAGAATGGCAGCAAGTGGACAAGATGCCAACGACTTACAAGTGGAAAGCATACGGCCTAGACTGGGGCTTCACAAACGACCCTACTAGCTTTGTTGAGGTGTGCGAAAGTGAGGGCAAACTTTGGATAAACGAATTGCTTTACGAAACAAACCTGACCAACAGCGACATAGCCCAACGCCTTAACGCTTACAAGGGAGGTGAAATTATCGCAGACAGCGCAGAACCGAAAAGTATTGAGGACTTGAAGCGGTTTGGTTTTAGAATTAGAGGGTGCAAGAAGGGCGCAGATAGCATACGCATAGGACTAGATAAGATGCAACAACAACCGCTTATGGTAACAAGTAGCAGCCTTAATTTAATCAAAGAACTTCGTGGTTACATTTGGCAAGTGGATAAGACAGGCGCGCAGACAAACGACCCGATAGGATTAGACCATGCCATAGATGCGAGCCGTTACTGCATTATGGAGAAACTAAGCGCACGAAGCGGCACATACGCAATAAGATGAAGATAGGTTACATAGTACATTTTGAGGACGTTGGAGGGGTCGAGTATCACCGCCTTTACAAACCATTAAGCCTTATCGGGTTTGAAGTGGTCCGATGCGTTGGAGTGGACAAGGGCATTCTAGAGATGGAGTTTGACGTGGTAATTTTTAACCGCGTGTTACCTTGCCTAAAGCAGTCGGAGTTGATTAACGACCTTCGCAAAGCTGGCACGTATGTAATATGCGATATAGATGATAGCTGGGTGCTAGATGGCGGCCACTACCTAGCCAAACATTGGAAGGTGAACAATATCAAGTCCCGTATTATTGGCGCAATTATGGCAAGTGATGAGGTATGGGTAACGCATCAACACCTAGCTAACCTAGTCACACCGCTAAACAGTAACGTGTATGTGATACCTAACGCCATCGACCCCGATGAACAGCAATGGAAACCGACATACAACGGCAACGGGCGCATTGGATGGACTGGCAGCATTACCCATGTGAACGACCTGCTTTTAACGGCAGGCAGTTGGAACGGAATAGAACCCGTAATATGCGGCTACGTAGAGGGCGAACCCGAATGGACAAGGCTATCGGATAACCTACAAGCTACCTACGTAAAAGGGCTAGACGTTTGGAACTATGCCATGCTTTATGACCAGTTCGATATTGCCATTGCACCGCTCACAGATGCGAAATTTAACACCTACAAATCCAACCTAAAGATTCTCGAAGCTGGGTTCAAAGGCAAGCCGATATTTGTACAAGATATGCACCCATACATTGACAAGGCAAAGGGAATTTACCACGTGTCAAATTGGTTTGAGGGCATAAGAACAGCAAGCCGTATGAGTGATGCGCAAATAGAAGATGAGGGCATGGAACTAATGACATACGTGTGCGACAACTACGACCTTAACAAGATTAACGAATTACGAAAAGAACGCCTATTATGAAACTCAAACTACCTACATCGTGGGACGCGGTGACCCTAGCTGAATGGCAAGCAATCCGAAAGATACTAAGCGAAGATGAAGACCCTTATCTAACGGAGTGCGCCATCATTAGCACGCTATCGGGTGCAGACATGGATGTGATTATGTCGCTTACTAGATATGAGCACGGGCGAATAATGACTAACACGCTCAAGTTCCTAAACACCGTGCCTAATGGCAAGCTAAAGACCCGTGTTAAAGTGGGCGGCAAGTGGTATAGAATTGAATCACAGGCTAAGGATATAACGGGAGGGCAGTATATCGACATGAACCACTTCATTAAGGACGTGGACAAAGTAGATTTTAACCTGCACAACGTGATTGCTTGCCTTGCTACTCCGTTAAAGTGGGGATTTATCAAGCAACCATACAACGGAAAGGAACATGAGAACGTAGCGAAGGCAATGCTAGGGCTACCGATTACCACAGTAAAACCATTGGCGGATTTTTTTTTGCAGAATTACGTGGACTTAATGAAAAATATCGCGGACTATTTGATGCGAAAGGGGACGGAGATGAAAACAAAGGCATTGGAGCAGCTAGCCAATTCATCGAAATCTACGGATGGCTCTACTCAATTCACCTCCTCACGAATGGCAGGCGCGAGCAGTGGGACTTCTACTTAAACATGAACGTAGTTGAGCTATTTAATACCATGACGTTCTTTAAGCACGTGGGTATTTACGAACGGCAACAAGCACAAAGGCATGGCAAATAAGTACACCAACACGGCAGCGCAATTAGAGATACTTGGCGATTTAATAGTGTTAAGGTTAACCGACAACCTAGACGCTAACAACACCAACGCAAGCGGAAACCTAAAGGGTAGCATAAGGCATCACCTAAAGCCTAACGGGCTGGGTATGTTCGTAGATGCGTTGGACTATTGGGATGACGTGGATGAGGGGACAGATCCTCATGTGGTGCCTTTATCCGCGCTTATTAAGTGGCTTTCCTATGAAAACGTGCGCGATAAGATACGATATGGGGAAAGTGACGCGGCATTTAGTGAAAGTGAAGCTAAAAGCATTGCAGAGCTAATTCAAAGAAAAATTAAGTATTACGGTACTGAAGGAACAAACTTCTTTACTAACGTGGTAAAAAGCGGCATATTTGATGACATGGAGCAAATACTAGCTAATACAATGGAAGAGGACATTCTAGCTATTCTAAACAATCAAATTGACAAGATAAACACTAGGTAAAATTTGCCTATTTACAGCTATGCTGATATTTGACCAAGAACCAAGCGAATACACGCCTGCCTACAATCAAAGCCCGTGGGTAGTTAGGGAAAGCGACACAAGTGGAACGCTAAACGACTGGCGTATGCAGGTCGAAGTGTTTAACGGAAACACGCCCGTATCTACTTTAGCGGCTACATTCATACTGCGATTCAGGGCAAACTCCAATAGGCGAATCGTATTCGACCCATCTAGAGTTATGCAGGGCTTTATGAGTTACGACCACACCAAACAAACGCCTACCTATGCACCGTGGGGGCTTTGTGAAAATAGTATCCAATGGTATTCCATCACGTGGAAGTCGCAAAAGTATGAAGCTGGTAAATGGGTAACGAAAAGCCAATTTAACAAAGGGCGCAAATGCTTATTTAATGGCGTGCTGCCAACTATTGACTTTATTAGCTATAGTCAAAGTGATTATGTGTGTGTGCAAGGCTCAGCCCCTAAAGCGTTAACAAGTTACAACCCTACTATTAGGGACATTGGTAGCGCAGAAAGTCAATGGGTTCACTTCCTAGCAAAGGACGAGCAAGCACCGATAAGCCTGCAGCTTACGAAATACCCATTGCCTAATTTGCAAGGCACACCGCTAACCTTAGACCCGTTGCAAGTAAACCCGTTTGGATTATCATTCACAGCGTTCCCTGCTGTAGCTGGTAACGAGTTTACACGCCATCGCGTACGTGCTGGAATTGGCACACGGGACTTTAGTTTAATGGCAAGCCCTCCGTCTTTTGTAGGGGTGCAATCATACAAAGTAGAGTTCTTATCTACTGGGTCGGCTACTCCGTTAACCTTTGCATTCAACATTAGCGACTGCTCGAAGTATACGCCTATTCGCTTACATTGGCTTAACGCTTATGGCGGCTTCGATGCTTTCACATTCAAACTTAAAAGCCAAAGGGAGGACGGTATTAAGCGCGAAACATTTGTACAGCAGCAGAATAAGCTAAGCACATTAGGCGCATACGGTTACACATACGATTCAAGAGGGCGTACAGAATACTATACCCGATTGGACACTACAGCAACTCTAAATAGTGACAACCTAACCGATACCGAATGGATGTGGTTGCGCGGTTTGGTTATTTCGCCTGTTGTGTTTATGGAGCGTGGTGCAGAATTTATATCCGTAATTGTAGACGCTAAGAAATGGCAGTTGAAGCGCGGGGTTCAAGATGGCGTTTTTCAATTAGAGTTGGACTTGATTTCTTCATTAGCTGATTACACGCAAGCGCAATGATAGGTACAGAGGTATTAGTAGAAGGTTATCTTTTAGACGTAGTATCGGGCGCAGACTTTTCGTTTAACTATGCGGTTAGTGATGTACGCGAACCCGACAAAAGACAAACCGAGTTCACCAAAACAATACGGTGTGCAGGAACAGCAAATAATAACACGCTATTTGGTAACCTATTCGAGGCCGACATAGCTAATCTATACGATGCAAGCCTTCCAAACATAGGGGCGAATTTTAACCCAAACAAAAAGGCAAGCGTTCAGGTATTGCATAACAGTTTGCCGCAGCTTGACGGGTCGATGCAGCTGCGAAAGATTAGCATCACTGAAGGGCTAATTGAATATGAGGTTGTATTCATAGGCAAGCTAATTGATATTTTTGGAATATGGGGTGACCAACAGCTAAACGGGCGCGATGATGCTGGTAAACGCATTATTGAACTTAAAGACTTAAACCACACACTAACGGAAAGCAACCAATCGGCTACATGGTCTGCGCCTGTTGGAGTTGGTTATGTATATCCGTTAATTGACTACGGAAGAGATACCGACTTAATAAATTACTACGGGCAACGGATTTATCCAGCTATTAACTTACGTCCTGCTCTGTATGTTCAAGAATTGTGGAATAGAATTTTTGCCTATGCTGATGCAACCTATGAGGGTTCATTCTTTACAGATGGCACGTTTGAACGGTTATGCTTGCCGTGGGTGAAAAGCTTTCAAATTACAGAAGATGAAATTTTCGCGCGTAGTATTTACGCTAGACTGTTTGCCAGTTCGCCTATTATTTGGACAACTAATTATGCGGCAAGCCCACCACCTGATGTATATTTTCCCGGTATTACTTATCCTCCAAATTACTTTCTATCATATGCTATTATAACTTGTGATGAAGAAGTTACCGACCCATCAAACCAATACAATACAAGCAATGGCACAACAATAATAAATGAAACTGGCACATACGTATTTAGTGGATATTATAAAGCAAAAGCAACTCGCATAGCTTATGTAGGCCCACTTGAAGATAACTACACAAGTTGGGCTACTGTTTGCGTAAATGGCGTGCACGTTGACAATATGAATATAGCGGTTATGAATTTACCACTTACCATATTGGAAGGTGGGCCTCAAAATGGTGAATCATTTAACAGTTACACGAGTAGCGAATTGGTTATAAACGCAGGAGATTCTGTACAAATTTTTATATGGATTATTGGATATAATGGCATTCTAGATGAATTTGAATTTAGATTGATAGATGCCGATTACCACATGGATACTGTGGTAACTGATTTGGCTTACGGCAACACGGTATACATGAATTTCGGTATGCCCGAAACGACTATAAAAGACTTCTTTTTGAGCATTCTAAAAATGTTCAATCTGTACATGACACCGAGCAAAACAGTAGACAGGCATTATATTTTCCAAACCCGTAATGATTACTATGCGAGTGGTGTGCTACGTGATTGGACGTATAAGCTGGCACGCGATAAGCAGCTAAGCGTAACGCCTATGGGGTTGCTATCGGGTCGTGAGTACGTCTATACCTATTCAGAGGATGGCGACTATTACAACGAAAGATTCCAAAGCAACTACAGCAAGGCATACGGGCATAGGACGCTAAACATTGACAACGACTTTGTGCCCGAAAAGAAGGAAACGAGCGTAGTGTTTAGCGGTACTCCGCTAGTAAACGATGGCATTAGTAGCCGAATCATTCCAAAGATATACGATGCCGATATAAGCGAGGGGGCAAAGCAAACAGATGCAAACATTCGCATACTTTACTATGGTGGGATGTTGGATAGTAGCCCTAGTTGGGCGCATCAAACAGTTCCCGGTACAGTAATTTATTACGACCAATATCCCTACGCTGGGCACTGGGATAACCCGATAACCCCAACAATAGATATAAATTGGGGGCTATCACAGGAATACTACTATCAAGGCAACGGGTCAACTGGGCCAGTTCAATATACCAACAACAACCTATTCAAGAAATATCACGAAGCGCAGTTTTTGGAGTTGGCAAGCAAGGATAGCAAGCTAATCACAGCGATGTTCTACTTGACTGAATTGGATATTCAGCAGTTGGACTTTCGCGACACCATACTAATTGACCAAACCTACTACCGATTAAACAAGGTTATTGATTACAACCCGTTCAAAACAGGGCTTACCAAAGTAGAACTATTCAAAGCTGGCGACATTGTAATAGATGAAAAGAAAAGCGCGGCAATGGGTAGTGGTAAGTCTTTAGGTAGTGGCAGGCTACTAGAACTTGCGCCACTTAACCCATCTAAAAGGCTACTTAACGGCAACCAATTTGAGCCGTTTCAAGGTAAGGTAGTCGGTCGCGAAAACGTGGTAAGTCCAAACGCGGTTAGCTTCTTTGTGCAAGGTGATAATAACAGGGTAGGCGCAAGTAAAAACGTAACTTTAATCGGGTCAAATAACGTGGTAGCAGATGGCGTGGAGAACGTTACTGCTATCGGAGTGAGCAACCTTAACATTACCCAAAGCAATACTACAATTAACGGAGATGGTGGGTTGCAAGTGGCAACGCTCGAATTGACAAGCGCACAAATACTAGCACTAAATACAACGCCTGTTTCCTTTGGAATAACAGTTCCATCGGGATACTATGCTTGTCCTCTTTTCTGTCAATTTAGCGGTGATTTTAATACAGTATCATACGCAACTGCTACCACAATCACAGTATACACTCAAGGTTCAGCAAGCCTTTTGTTTAGCGGTAATTTGTTAGCCTTTGGAGTAGATACGTTTGTTGACATACCTAAGGTTTTCGCAACCGTCAATAACGCTCAATTCTTAAACGGAAACATATTGGTATCTGTTTCGGGGGCATCAAACCCAACAGCAGGCAACAGCACGGTTAAATTATACCTCACTTACATACTCGTTCAAATCTAAGCTATGGCCGAAACTAGGAAAATAATGATTGACGTTGAGGTCAATCCATCGGGGGCAAGTTTAGGTAACGTAAACAAGCAACTCGATGAAACAAAGACTCGCGTTAAGAACTTAAAAGACGAAACTGATAAGACTAGCAAGTCTATGGGGCAAGGCTTTACAGCAGGCGCAAATGCAGCGGCTTTAATACCCGGACCAATTGGAGCGGCCGCAACAGCAGTAACTGGGTTAACGGGTACGCTTACCGGGCTAAAAGCGTCCCTTGTTGGTGTGCGTATTGCATTGGTTGCAACAGGAATAGGTGCTTTTGTTGTTATTGTCGGTTCGCTTATCGCGTATTTCACACAGACTGAAAGAGGTGCGCAAAAGATGCGGGTAGCAATGGCAGCATTGGGGGCTGTAGTTGGCTCGGTTTCGGATGTGTTTATTGGATTAGTGGATGCCGCTCAAATGTTTATCAAAGGTGACTTTACGGGTGCCATTGATAAAGTATCCAAAAGTGTTAGTGGGCTAGGTAATGAAATTTCAAAGGATGTAAAATCGTCTATTGAATTGGAAAGAGCAAATAATGCTTTGATTGTTTCCTCCCGTGAGCTTAGTGTTGAGACATCTAAACAACGATCCAAAATAATAGAATTAGTAAAAGTTTCAGATGACATCACAAAAAGCACCAAAGAGCGAATTGATGCAGCAAAAGAAGCTAAGGCAATTGAGGAGGGATTAATGAATAAACGAATTGCATTAGCTGAGGAAAATTTAAGGATACATCGTACACAAGCAGATTTGAATGAAAAAGATGAAGATGTTTTACAAAAAGTAGCAGAAGCAGAAATTGCAGTATTTGAATTAAAAAAAGAATCGTTAGAATTACAGACTGGACTACTTACCAAGCTAAATGGGCTAGAACAGGAAGGTGTAGCAAAACGGGATGCATTGCGGACGGCAGAACTAGCCAAAATAAAAGAGAAAAACGATGCGGAAATAGAACTAGCCAAAAAACTAGCAGAAGAAAAAAAGGCAGCCGAAGAAGCCGCAATAAAAGCAGCTGAAAAAAGAATAGAAAACCAAGATAAAATTGATGAATATATTTCTGAACGTAAGGCGGTTACAGCTGAAGAAGAACTACAATTAGACATTGACAGGGCGCTGGATGCCGAGCAAAAAAAATACGAAGCGGTTGTAGCGGCTATTACTGAAAATCAAGCCAATGAACAACTTCGCAAACAGGAATTAGACGCAGCCAAACTGCTTTATGAGCAAGAGCAGATGGTTATTGCGAACGATTTAACCGCTGCATTTAACGAAAAAAAATTAACGGACGCTGAAAAATTAGAAGCCGACTTACTTAAAGTTCAACAAGATGCCAACTCCAAAAAGGTAGAAGAAGAAAAGAAAGTAAAACAAGCGCGGCTTATGGTTGCTGGGCAAGTTGCTAATGGGCTTGGTGCAATTGGGCAACTTATTACACAGGCGCAAGGTGAACAAACGGCTGCATCTAAAGCCTTTGCAATCGGTCAATTAGCTATCAACACGGCAATGTCAATATCGGAAGCCATAGCAGGCGCAACTACTTCGGCAACAGCAACAGGACCAGGTGCATTTGTGGCCACTCCATTATTTATTGCTACATCTATTGCAACCGTTTTAGCTTCAGTAGCGCAGGCAACCGCTATACTTTCAAGCGCACCGGGTGGAGGGTCGGTATCTACTCCAACCGCATCGAGCGTTGGCGCAACATCAGCACCATCATTCTCTCCAGTCACAACCAACACAACGCAACTAGGCAACACGCAGCAAGCTGAACTACAGCCAGTGCAAGCCTATGTAGTTGAAACGCAAATTACAGGATCACAAGCAAACATAAACCAAATAGAATCACAGTCCACTTTCGGAGGTGGCTAATAATTAAGGCAATGGAAAACAAAATAATTGAAATGACTATTGACGAGTTGGATGATGAAACAAGGGTGGAAAAAATATCCTTTGTTGACGATCCTGCAATCAAACGCGAATGGCTTGCATTCCAAAAACACGGGCAAGCGTTCAAAATCCAAAGCGAAGAAAAGCGCATAGTATCGGGCGCGCTAATGGTTGCCGACTTGCCAATTTTTAGACGGTCAAAAACAGGCGAAGAATACTACGTTGTTTTTAATGCTGAAACCATTAAGAAAATCGTGTTCAAATTCATGCGCGAGGGTCGGCTTTCAATGGTGAACGAGATGCACGAGAAAGACGTGGATGGCGTGTTCATGTTTGAGAGCATACTAATAGATGAAGAACGCGGCATAGGTACTCCAAGCGGTCACGATACGCTACCAAATGGCAGTTGGTTCGGGTCGTTCAAAGTAGACAACGATGCGGTTTGGGCTAAAGTTAAGGATGGCACGTTTCGCGGTTTTAGTGTTGAAGGCATATTTGATGAAGCAATCGAACGCGATATTGATAGCCGTATTATTTCAGTATTGCGCGAAATTTTAGAAGCTAATTGAACACCAACACCATTAAATCTATTTACCCAAAATCGAACCTATGAATTTAGAAAACACAATTAAGGCAAAACTAGGCGACATTAAGAAATTATTGTTCGCTACTGAATTGAAGTTTGAGGATGCCAAACTAATTGATGGCACGCTAGTACGTATTGAACCCGAAGTTGCCATAGGCGCATTGGTTCAAGTTATCGGAGCAGATGGCGAATTGCTACCAGCACCAGACGCAGCACACCAATTGGAGGACGGCAGCGTGGTAACTACTGAAGCTGGCCTAATTACTGAAATCATACCAGCACCTGAAGCTGAAATAGTTGTTGAAGAAATGGAGGTTGCTCCAAACGCTCCAACATTGGCAGCACAAAAGCCTGCATTCAACATGGATGAAATACAGGCAGCAGTTATGGCGAAGATTAACGCTTCAATTGGTGACCGTATCAACAACCTCAAATTTGAGAACGAAGCCATCAAAGCTGACAACGCTAATTTGAGAAAAGCGGTTAACGAAATGGCTGACCTTTTTGAGAAATTCGCCACAACACCAACAGCAACACCAACCAAAGCCGTTAAAAATTACTTCAAAAAAGAAGATGCAAACGGTCTTGATAGGTGGCTAGAAACACGTAAGAAAAACTAAAAAAATAACATTTAAAAACTTAACAAAATGGCAAGTGCATTTAACGTAAACGGCTTAGTGGCATACATCGAAGAGAATCGTTTCCCTTTGATGGCTGGTACTATCAACAAAGCCAAAATGATGAATTTGGTAGAAGTAATGCCCGGTGTAAAAGGGCCATCTAAACTACCTATCCTTACTCAATCGGTTTTCTTCCAAGCAGACGGATGTTCTTTTGATGCGACTGGTAATACTACCTTTACTCAAAGAACGCTTACTCCGGGCAAGGTAAAGATTAACGATGAATGGTGTCCTAAAGATTTGGAGACACGTTTCTTCGTTACCAAAATGAGAGCTGGTTCGCATTCGGAAGAAGTACAACCTGCAGAAGTATGGGCTAAAATCATGGAGGTTTACTTGGCTAAAGTAGCTTTGGAAATTGACAAGAACATTTGGAAGGGTAGCCTTTCTGCTCCAACTTCAAATAACGGTTCTTACTGGGATGGCTTTATTACTACAATCGGGTCGGGTTACATCAATGCAAACCTAGGTGGCACTCCACTTGCAACTGCATTCACAGTAACCAACGCACAAGAGATGGCGTTCCGTTTGTATAACTCACTTGCTACTGCTGGCCTTACTTCTAAGACTGACCTAGTTGCTTTCGTAGGATATGACACTTACGCGGTTCTAGTGCAAGCGTTGGTAGTAGGCGGTTCAACTTACGGTGTTCAAATTAACAGCGGAGTGAATGGTGCAACTGACAGCGATGCAAGCGAAGGTCTTAGTTTCCCGGGCATCAACTTGAAGTTTATCCCTGTAGACGGTTTGACTGGAGTGAAAAGTGTATATGCTGGTTCTGCTTCTAACTTCTACATTGGAGTAGATGCTGAAAGTGACTTTGATTCTTTGGAGGTATGGTACTCTAAGGACGACCGCAAAGTAAGAGTAGCAATGGAGTTCAAAGTGGGTACGCAGGTTGCTTTCCCCGGTGAAATTGCTGCAATCGTTCTTTAATTAACACAGGGGGTCGGGCTACGGTTCGACCCCTACTTAAACACTCAAAAACATGGCTTGCGCATTAACACAAGGATTTACATTAGGGTGTAAAGAAGACATCGGTGGAATAAAATCGGTAAGGTTTGCGGCTTATAACGATTACATTGCTCTTGGAGCGGTTGCCACTACTGGACAAATCGCATCATTTGCCACACCAACAGCCGTCTTCAGAAAGTACGAATTGACCAAAGAAGAAAGTATGTTTTCAGACGACCCAACAGCAGGCAATCGCAACGGGTCACTCCACTACGTGCCATCTTTGACATTCGTACTTCGCAAATTGGACGTTGCAAAGCGTAACGAAATGCAACTACTTGCAAAAAATAGAGTAGTGGCAATTATTGAAACGAACGAAGCTACTCCATCTTATTGGGTTGCTGGATATGCTAACGGATTGGACTTCGCTACAGGCACAGGCGCGACTGGTACGGCCTTCGCAGACTTGAACGGGTATACAATGTCGTTCAATGGTTTAGAGCCTAATCCAATGCTTGCGGTTCCAGTAGCTTTACTTGCATCAATAACCGCCTAATAACGGTTTGACATATGGATTTAGATAGGCCGTTAATAGCGGCCTTTCTTTTTGAAACACTTTGAGCATTTTACCTATTTAAGCAAAATACACACGATGGCAACTACAATAACAAACGCTACTTTGACCGTAACAATTACGGAAGCGGTTAGCCTTAACAACAAAAGCTACGGCAACTCAAACACGCTTACCATTCCAAGCATAAACGAAGTTGACCAACGCATTTTAACCATACCTACCAGCGAGGTATCCGTGGTTAAATATGACACGGCAAATGCCGCTGGTACATTTGTGAGAACAGCGGTTAAATACCTACGTATTACCAACAAGGACGATACCAATTTTGTTAGCATTCACATTACATCAGCAGCGCATAATGTTTGGGTTAAGTTAGAAGCTGGTAAATCGTATGAGTTGCACAACGGACTTGTTGAAACTGGAGCATCCTTTTCTTCCTGGGGAAACATCACAGCGATTAGCGCAATAGCAGACACGGCAGCAGTTGATATTGAGTATTTTATCGCACTTACCTAATGATTAGGATAACTAAAGGGCAAGCGAACACGGTAATAGTGACCACTACCGAAAAGGGAACGGCACTACATTACCTTTTTGCCTTTGAAAACCTTACTAGCATGGTAACACAATACTGCATAGCTGATGACACTAGTGCTTATCGTGACCGTTATAATGCGTTTACTATTACGGAAACGGCAAATCCCGTGGCCGTAAACGGTCAAGTGAAATTGACTTTAGAAGGGGAATATCGCTACGTAATTTATGGGCAAGCAAGCGCAAGCAACCTTAACCCAGCAGGATTAACAGCATTTGAAAGTGGGATGTGCGTGGTAACTGGCACAACTACAGCAACACCAACATACACGGGCAACGATGCCCAAACATTCGCGGTTTACAATGGGTAAAAATAGCTTTTCAGTCTTGAATTTTGCCGCTCACAAAGTACCTGAGTTCAAAGAACAACAGTCCAAAGATTGGATTTTGTACGGAACTAGCGAAGGATGGGTAAACCAATACCCTGACTACCTATTGCACATTTACGACCGTTCTGCAAAGCACTACGCAATCGTAAACGGGAAGGTCGATTATGTTATCGGGCAAGGTTTGAGCGTTAACGAAAAGGGATTAAACACCGAGCAGATAGCAAGGCTAAATAAATTCATTTCAGAGCCAAACCCAAACCAAACACTAGAGGACATTATACAAATGTGTTCTTTGGATTTGGAGATTTTCGGAGGTTTTGCACTTGAAATTTTGTACGATAAAAAGGGCGGCTACCAAATGTATCACGCGGAGTTTGCAAAGTACAGGGTAAGCAAAGACCAAAAGACATACTACCATTGCGCAGATTGGAAGAAAGCCAAACCTGAAACAATCGAACCTATCAAAGCGTTTGATTACAACGACAAAAGCGGCAAGCAGTTACTTTATATTAAAGCATACCATCCAAAGGCCGACTACTATCCATTGCCGCCTTATTTGGGTGCAATCCCTTACATCGAACTAGACAGCGAAATTGCGAACTTCCATCTTAACTCTGTCAAAAACGGCTTTGTTGCTGGTTTTATGTTTAACTTCTTCAATGGACAACCTACGGAGGAGGAACAGGAAACCATCGAAGCCCGAATAGAATCTAAGTTTTGCGGCACGGATAATGCAAACCGCATACTTTTGAACTTTAATGATAGCAAAGAGCAGGCGGTGGAGGTATTGCCACTAGGTTCTAATGACTTTGATGCAAGGTTTGACATTCTAAATAAGACCGTACAGCAAGAGATATTCAGCGGCCATAGGGTAGTTGACCCTGCGCTGTTTGGAATCAAAGAGGATGGGGTATTTGCCACACGTACGCAGGTTCGCGACAGTTACGAACTTTTTAAAAACACGTACGTTCGGGCAAGGCAAGACTTTATTATGAATGTGTTTAACGAATTGGCTGCATTGCAGGGCTTTGAAAAACGCATT